AAGTGAGTTCGTCCCTACTGCTTGGGAACTTCTCCCATGGTCGTTCCTCGTCGACTACTTCACCAATATTGGTGATATCCTTGAGGCGTCTGTAACGGACACGAGCAATCTGGCGTGGTTATCTCGGGCTCAGGTCGGGGTGGTAGAAATCACCTACGTATCTGAACTCGGATTCTACTCAGGTTTCCCGTATACGTTAAACTCCTTTAGGTGTAGTCCTGGTAAAGCACGATACAGGCAACGCTCTGTTACTCGGGATAAAGCCCCGGATCTTTCTGTTCCGGATCTTAAATTCCGTCTTCCGACCTCGCCATTTCAACTATTGAACATGGTTGCTTTGCTTGGTCAGACTAACAAAGCGGTGCACCCCCAAAACCCTCGGCCTTGGCCGTAGGATTTTAACTTCGTTTTAGGAGTTACCATGACCATTTCGGTCAGTTCACCCGTTACGGGTACGGCACAAACCGGTCTCACGAGTCCCACCTATACGCTAACAGCCGACCAGGCTCCCGATGCTTCAAACGGGAAACAATGGGCGGTTACGGCGCTTGGAGGTACTCAGACTGGCGTGTCTACGCACTCCGTTAGCTCTCCTTTTACCATTACCGCTACCAGGCCTAAGACTTTCCGCGTTTTGGGAAAGCCCCACCCTGTTACTGGTTTGGTAAAGGATGTCCCGATGAATCAGTACACGGTTCTCACCCGTAAGGGTGTGCTTCCGCTTGCTGGCCAACCGTTTGCTATCGCCATGGTGAAGACAATCATCTCCATCCCGGCGGGTAGTGATACGGCTGACTCGGAAGACCTCCGCGCTATGCTTTCTGCTCACATCGGCTCGCTTTCCCAAGTTTCTTCGGGAATTGGCGACACCGTTGTGAACGCTATCCTTTAGACGATCGGATTATGTCAGAGTGTATGCTTTCCCCGATTGCTTATGCGGGGATTGGCACATGCCTGATATTCTTCGTTCATCTTTCGGATTCAATGCTTAGCGCATTGGTTGTACTTCTTCTGTTTCTCGTGACATTGGAGCTATTGCTATGCGTATTCGCGCTAGTGACCTTGCTTCACTACTTCAAGCAGATCTCGAAGCAGCTGGATGGAATGGAGCTAACCACTCCTACCCTGGGCAGACGCCAAGACAGTATGCCTTAATGTCTCTCTCCAAAAGTCTTACTAAGAAGTACCTTCCAGGTACTTCTGGTACTACTCCGGAGACTGATGCTAAAGCACTTTCACTTTTTACGAAAGTAAATAGTGACTGTCTAGCGTGGCGTCCTAAACATTCAGAAGCTCCTTCCTGGTTAAGGATACCCCTTGGGGAAGCTAAAGCTTTCCTTTGGGATTTCTTTTACCCGGTTGGCCGTTCTCGCGAAAGTTGGAACGGTCAGGATTTTGTGTTATCCCTGCATGAAATCTGCAAGGGATTGGCACTTGGTCCTGGGAGTAGTATTGGCGCTCCGAGCGAGGATTGTTATTCCAAACTTGCTCTTAGCGACATGTCTACCTCGAGCTCTGCACTGTACGACCTTTATGTACAGGCGATCCGTCATATCCCAACGTGGGCTGATTGTGAATTTAATCGGTCACAGCGTTTGGGTGTGCGTATCTGCAGAAGTAGCCGCCTGTCTTTTGTTCCTAAGACTGCGGAAATAAGCAGAACTATATGTACCGAGCCCCTTTTGAATATGATGTTTCAGAAGGGTATCGCTTCAGTACTTGAGCGCAGGATGAGACAGGTTCTAGGAATAGACCTGGCTGATCAGCAATCAAAGAACCAGCGATTCGCTTGGGTCGGATCTGTGAATGGAGATTACGGTACTATCGATCTCTCTTCTGCTTCAGATTCGATGTCTTTAGCCCTAGTTCGAGAGTTCTTTCCACCTAGTGTTGTCTTGTGGTTAGAACGCACTCGTACGAAAAGTACCATCCTTCCAGATGGTACAGAGCTTGAGCTACATATGATTTCGTCTATGGGGAATGCTTTCACTTTCCCTTTACAGACGATTTTCTTTTCTGCATTAGTCTACGGCGCCTACAGAGCTCTTGATATCCCTATCAAGATCTCTCGAGGGCGTTCCTTCGGCAATTTCGCCGTTAACGGAGACGACATCATCGTCACAAGGGGGTCTTACGACCTTGTTTGTGAGATGCTGGCTTTCTCCGGTTTTAAGGTTAACGTAGACAAGTCCTTCAATGAAGGACTATTCCGCGAGTCGTGTGGCTCTGACTTTTATCAGGGCTACAACGTCCGAGGGGTTTACATTAAGAGCCTCAGAGACGCTAGCGACTGTTATTCAGCCATCAATCGTCTCAACAGATGGTCAGCTAGGCACAGCG